GTTGGTGCTAGTCCTACAACAGGTAATGTAAGTGTATATTTAAACACAACAGGTGTTACTGCTAACACATACGGATCATCTACAACAGTTCCAGTAATCGCTGTTAATGCTCAAGGTCAGATAACATCAGCAACTAATACGAGCATTAGTACACTTACCAATCCTATGACTACATTAGGTGATAGCATCTATGGTGGTACATCAGGTACAGCTACTCGTTTAGCTGGCAATACAGGATCACGCAGACAATATTTTTCACAGACAGGTACAGGTAGTGCATCAGCAGCACCAGCTTGGGTTAACGGACCTAGCTATAACGTAAATGATTTTGGTATATTTGGTGGTAGCGGTGACGTTACATCAAAGATTAATACCATGATTGGTTTAGTACCTGATTATGCCACAATCTATTTTCCGAGCAGCTCTGGTTACTTTGAGATAGATGGTACTATTACAATTACTAATCGCTATCTTTCGTTTAAAGGCGATGGTCCACAATCAACCGTATTCACAACAGGTAACTCAACTAATACGCTAATCAGTACATCTGGTGGTGTGTTTAGCATGAGTGGTATTACATTTGTCACATCAACTAGAACCGCAGGAAACCCACTTGTTTATTTAAGCAGTACCAACAATGCAGGTACTATGGGTAATTTTTCAGATGTTTACTTTGGCTCAATCAATGGTGATGGACTCAAATTGTATAACTCTTTAATCAACGCAGTTAATTGTACATTCCAAGGTGGTGCATCAGCAGGTGTATTATTCCATGCTGTTCAAAGCGGAATAGTAATGAGCAACTGCAATATCCATAACGCTAACAACACAGCACCTGCTGCATGGATACAAGGCGTTGCTACATCAATTCAAATTAGCAACACAGAGTTTGGTGGAGGTGGATCACTTTATAAGTACACACCAAGTAGCGTAGCAATTAGTGGATCAACATTAGTAATCAATGTAACCACATCTACAGGCTTTAACGTAGATGATTACGTTATATTGCAGAACATGACCTCAGCCAATTTCAATGGCTTTTTTAGAATCAGTTCTACTACATCTACATCTATTACGGCTATTGCTACACCATTTTACGCATTACCATCAGGTACGTGTACAATAGGATCAGGAACAATCTGCACAGTACCATGTGCTTTGTTAATTGATAATGGCAATAGTGCCGTAAATGAATCAATTATTAGCAACTGCTTGTTTGGTGCTACGGCTGATCCATCGCAGGCAATATCAGCATCTATTTACTTTCAAGCTACATATAGCAGCACATTAGAAGGTTGGTGTATATCTAACTGCTTCTTTGATTATGGAGCAGTTGGAATGATAATCGAAAGTTCAGCAGTAGCAGCTTTCAGAATAAACATTAACAACTGTATATCTAAAGCCAGACTTGGGCAGTATCTTATTTCTAAAAGTCCAAGCGTAATGATTAACAGTTGTCAGGCTAGTGATAGTCCAAGGCTTACAAATTTACCTGCTTGGGTGTCAGGCACTACTTATCATTTACAAGATTACATTAGCTATAGCGGTAACAATTTTTATTGTATCAATACTTCGCCATCAGGATTTGTAAGCACAACCGCACCATCGTCAGATACGACTAATTGGATCAATATGGGTCCAATACCATTACTATCATTTGGCGTATATGCTTATTCAGATTCAGGTGCTAAATCAGAAGGCTTACATATAACTAGTTGTTATCTTGGTGGTACACCACTTTGGAATGGCATTAACTACTCACAAACAACACCTACGTATTCCGTAGTAATAGATGGTCAAATAAATACATTCTTTATGGCCTCAACTATAGCTTGGGGTCTTACTGCACCTACCTATAACATAAATAGTGGCTTAACATCTGGTACATTAGTTGGTGGTGGATCTAATCTTTACTTATCAGGCACAGGCAATCCGCCTACTAAGAACTCAACACCTACTTATTTCCCATGAGTCCATACGATACAATGGTAGAATTTTACCTCAAAAAGCCACAAGAAGCACCATTTGCGGACTATCTTGAATGGCATTTACGTAACGGTTTTGTGTTTAATACTCCAGATTACTTTATGATGGGTAAGAACTGCCGTCGTTATGCACCGCCAAACGAGATAGCAGACTGCGAACACATCTTTGACCCACAAGATTCTGACTGTTGGTACATATTTGCCATGTCTGGAAACATGACAAAAGCCTTCAATTCCATGCCATTTCCACTCCCTTGGATAGCTTTTGAACGCATTATTGACAATAAAAGGGAGCTAAGATTCTATAAAACTGAAGATTTACAGCGTTTAGCACAATTTTTAACCACTTAATACTATGGCAGGCGGAGGATCACCAGCAGCAGCAGTACAAGCAGCACCAACACCAGTGACTGCACCACCTGTGACTACATCATCAGCAGAGGTCATACAGGCACAGCAAGATGTTGCACAACAGAACTTGATGAAAAAATCTATCAAGAAAACCGTATTCGCTGGTGATACTGGCGGTTACAAAGGTATGCCAGGTGCTGGAGCTGCCCCAACTGCTACTACCCCAAAGTTAGGATAACACATGGCAACAGATCTATTAGCCAAGGAGCAGCTAAACAAGTACGAATCTGGACGCAGCAAGCGTTCAGCTATATTCGATTCTGATTGGCAAACGATCTCTCAATACTTTTTACCTCAAGAGTCTGATATCAACGTTACTAAGACCGAAGGTGTAACAGGCTGGACAGACCGCATATTTGATACGACCGCAATACTAGCAGCACAAACAATGGCTGCTGGTCAACGTAATTGGCTAACACCATCAAGTGAACCTTGGGCACAATTTGAGCCACCTATGCCAATGCGTCAGGAAGGTGACGATGCTGCTATTTGGTTAGGCCGTGCCAGTGATATTACTATGCAGGAGTTAGCTCGTTCTAACTTTTATTCAGTTGTAAACATTGGTTACTTACACGTAGGCATCTTTGGTACTGATTGTATTTTCTGTGAAGAAGGTAAAACAACTTCACTAAACTTCCGTAATACAAAGGTAGGAACATATACCATCGAAGAAAACGATGAAGGTATCGTTGATACAGTACGTCGTGAATTTAAATTAACAGGTCGCCAAGCTATACAGATGTTTGGTGAGGAGAATCTGCCTGAAAAGATGCAGCAAGCAGTCAAAGGCGGTAAGGGAATGGATCGTGACTTTAAGTTTGTACACGCAGTATTCCCTCGTGAAGATTCATCACGTTTACCTGAGAGACAAGACGGAGCTAATAAACCAATAGCATCTGTTTACATCTCAATGGATTTCAGTCAGTGCGTTAGTGTTGGTGGCTATGATGAAATGCCTTACCTTGTAAGCCGTTTCTCAAAGTGGGGTACAGATAGTCCTTGGGGATATTCACCTGCTTACTTAGCATTACCAGATGTACGTCAGATCAATTACATCACACAATACACAGATGCTTTAGCAGAACTAAAAGCATACCCACGTATTCTAGTGCCTTCAAACCTTGATGGTGACGTTGATTTACGTGCAGGCGGTGTTACTACTTGGGATATCAACGAACCCAATGGTAGGCCAGCAGAATGGGCTACAATAGGCGATTACAAGATGGGCATGGAGTTAATCGCTAATAAGAAGGAAATGATTAACGAAGCGTTCTTCGTTCCTATGTTTAAGATGCTAGGTTCAGATCCTCTTATTGATAAGAAGATGACTGCCTATGAAATCTCGCAGCGTCTTGCAGAAAAACTAGAACAGTTCACACCAGTATTTGACCGCCGTGTAACAGAATTTTTAAACCCATTACTACGCAGAGTATTTGGTATTTTATATCGTCAGGGTAAGTTTGGTCAGGCTCCAGAGTCATTACTTGTACAATCTGGTATTAATACAAAAGGTTTAGCCTTACCTGAGATTACTATTACAAGCAGAATCAGTCTTGCATTAAAGGCATTACAGAATCGTGGTACTGAACAAGCAGTACAGTTCTTACAGCCTATTATGCAATTCAAGCCAGAAGTGGCAGACAACTTTGATTTAGATAAGATGATGCGGAACTACGCCATGAACTCAGGAATGAACGCTGATTTATTCCGAGATGAACGTTCCGTTGCAGCAATACGTCAACAACGCATGAAGTTACAACAGCAACAACAAGCTCTCCAAGCTGCTGAACAACTTGGTAAAGCTGGTAAGGGATTAGGTGGCTCACCTGATTTCGTACAAGATGCTGCTAAGAACGCCATGCAGCAATAAACCCAATAATGTCAAAAGCCACACTTGATAAGACAGACCCACTAGCACAAACCAAAATCGAGCAAGGAAGGATAGCAGATTCTTTCTTGCAGGTTATTGGTATCGAAGGACACCGCTCACAGGCACAGAATGATGTTATAGAACATCTACGCAGATGTGCAGGTGAAAGCGGAAATGTATTCCAGTTTGCAGAAGCAGATGGATACAAGATTACATTAGCAGCAGCACATCGTGATGGTGCATCTTCAATACTCCGAGTGATTGAAAGACAGTTACAACTTTCTCAAAAGGTTACAGAACCAAAGCCACAACCCATAACTAAAAGGTAATATATGCCAGATGCTACAGCAGCTCCAGAGTTTGAACTCTTGGACGACGGTAAGATAGTCAATAATCGCAGAGGTAAACAAACCCTGCTTGCTACGTATGACCAAGAAACTGGTCATCTACAGTATGAATCCAAAGAAATATCTGCAAAGCACGGTCAACGTATTTCAGTATTGATTGGTACTATCGGAGATGGTCGTCAGGTTTCTGAACGTAAGATTAAAGAAATTAGCATCAAAGGTCAGAAGCGTGATGAAGTTAAAGCTAATACACCACCACCACCTAAACGTAACAAGTTACTTGGTGAAGATGATGAAGCGTTTAACAAGTGGGAATTGAAGTATAAGCCACAACAATTCTATGCACGCTTTGGTGTGTTATTAGATCAGTACGGTGAACCACGTAGAGCTACTGTAAAACGTCTGATTCCTATTATTCGTGATGATCGTAATACGGCAGATGATAACAACCTTGAGAAAATTCAGCAAGGTGCAAAGACCTGGAGTACAGGTGCAATCAATTACGAGATGCACGTAGTAACATTAGATGACCAATTAATTGGTTCTCGCAAATGTTCGATCGTATTTACGCAAGACGAAATAGTCGGTAACAATTCAATTACAGATGGAGATGATGACCTATGAGCGATCAAGATTTTAAAGATAAAGCAGCAATTTCTGCTATGGTAGCATTTCGTGAGAAATTTGATTTCTCTCGTGAACAAGATTACAAAGACTGTTCAGCTATGGCATTTAAACTAGCGTTAGCTATGTTTGAAGAAAGAAAAGAGCATTTGGAAGTAGTAAAAGAAACAGAACAAATAGATAAAGAAGTTAAAGCTGTTAAAACTAAAACCACATGATCCCACGCACGCCTTTGTATGATTCAATCACAGGCGATGCACCTGCTGGTGGATCTGCTCCTGCTCTGAATCTAGCTCCTACGCCAGTAGAAGCAAACGTACCTGCTCTTAATCAAACTGCACCTGCAACACAGACAACTGCGTCTGCTGTTAAAGAACCATTTTATAAGAGCTTTATTAATGCTGATGGTACACTAAACCATAAAGCATTAGACAATTTACCCGAACACCACACATCGCTTAAGAATACATTAGCACGTCAAAAGACGTTTGATGATGTATTAACAGTGATGGCTAATCAGCAAACACTTGCTGGTAAAAAAGGTCTAGCACCTTTACCAGCTAATGCTGCACCTGAAGTTGTAGCGGAACGCAAGGCACTCCTCGATTCTATAAACGGAGTACCTAAAGATCCCAAAGACTATGGCATCACAAAACCAGAAAACATAGCCAATGAACTTTGGAATGAGTCCCTAGCTAAGGGTGCAGCAGAAATTGCTCACAAATATAGTGCATCACCGCAGATGCTTAAAGATCTTGTAGCTTTACAAACCGCAGAACTACAAAAGCAAGTCGCAGCACAAGCAGAATACGAAAAGAACTTTTTTGCTACTCAGCAGAAAAACTTAGAAGCAACCCTGCGTAACGAGAATATTCCGTTAACCAAAGCACAAGAATTAGCAGAGCGTGGTGCTATGCGTTTAGGTTTAGATATGCAGAATCCAGAGCATCAAACATTAATGAAGAACAGCAATGTATTCTTAATGGCTATGCGTCATGCTATGACCACAATGGAAGATAAGTTTGTATCTGGTGAAGCTAAGGCTGGCATGGGCAACAACCCATTAGCTGAAGCTCGTGATATTGCTCATAACAAATCTAATCCTCTATACGATGCCTTCTACAATTCGTCTAGTCCTCAAAACGCTATGGCAAAGGCTCGTTACAAGTCTCTTATGGAAGAAGCTGGTAAGAGAGGAATGAGATAATGAAGATGAAAATACCACGTCCTTTAAAGGACAACTTGATTGCCAGACCAGTTGAGGAAACTAATAAACAAGGCTTGCTGATCATTCCACCAAACTATCAACAAGCACTAAGAACGCATTTTAGATGCGTTGTAGTAGGATCTGGACCCTTATCTAAAGAAATGGCACCTGTCGGAAGCATTATTCATGTGTCCGAATCATGGGGTGAGAAATTTATTTATGAGGGTAATATGTTTATCTGTGGTCGCTTACGTGATATCAATGGTGTTATTGATGGTGAGGCATTGACAATACCAGAACATCTCCTAAGTTAACCCTCGTCCCCCAACTTACAACATGGCACAAAATACAGCATTTTCACCAAATCCAGACTTTACAGCACAGATCACAGGTTCTGGAGTAACCGTAGCAGGCGTATCAGGAACTGGTATTACTCCTACTTATGCTTCTTCAATCGAATTAGCACCATACTTACAGAGCACACGTTTTATTGCTATTAACACGACTTCAGCAGTTGGTAACTCAACATTAACTGCTGCATACGTACCACAAGCTGGTGCACGTCTTGTTATTCAAATTAACAACGATTCTTCTGGAGCACGTACAATTACTTTCTCAACAGGTTTCCGTGTTACAGGAACAGTCACAGGAACGGCATCAAAAGCTATTCTTGTTACTTTCTGTAGCGATGGCACAACTTGGAACGAAGCAAGCCGTACAACTGCTATATAATCTGTTTCTTTAGTTCATGATACTAAGCACTTGACTTAACGGTCAGGTGCTTTTTTATGCCCAAAGACGAACAGAGGAGAACCAGCGAAAGCTGACCCGATCATTTGTCGAACAATAGTGTTCGATGATCGATCCCATTTGGGACAACCGAGGAGCGAACGTACAATCCGTACGGCATATCGCTGTACAAAACCTCAATTATAATACTCTCATGGCTGGTGCAATATTCTCACTACCTCCCCATTACGAGACAGCGTTCGACGACATTTGGCGTGAAATCATGGCCCAACAGGTCGATCACCGTCTCGCAGGGATGTACACTTCAGACAATGTAAATGGTAATCAAAAGAGATACGATCAAATCGGTGATCAATCTTACGCTCTGCGTCAGATCACTGCTCGTGCTCAAAAGAGTGAACCATCTGACATTCCTACGTTTTTCCGTTGGGTACGTCCTCGTCCTTACGATAAAACAACTTGGATCGACTACTTCGATCATATCCTTCTTGGTCAGCTCCCTGACCCACAGTCTCCAACAGCAAAGCAACACGCTATCGCTGCTAACAGACAGAAGGATATCATTCTTATCAATGCTCTATTAGGCACAAACTATACTGGTGCTCAAGGAACAACAGCTACAACGCTGCCTTCTTCACAGCAAGTTGGTGTTACTTATGGATCAGGCTCTGCAAACTCAGGTCTGCAACTCGCTAAATTAACTCAGACATCCTACGTTATGGATTCTAATGATGTTAAAGAAGAGGGTCGTGTATTTGTTTATTCTGCAAAGCAATTAAACAACTTAATCACAAATGTTGATCAAGTTAATAGCGTACTCTATAACGACGTGCGTGCTCTACGTGACGGTATGATCCGTGACTTCATGGGCTTCCATTTCGTTCGTACTCAGTTGGTTCCTTACCAAGCTGGTTCAACAAC